AGACGGGATCGTGTACTTCCGTTCCGTGACGAACAACGGGTATTCCGGTGACCTTGAGATCGCACTCATCCCGGAATGGTTCAGAACGGAAGTGCTTCAGGAAGAGAAAGACAGCAAGGGAGTCCTAATCGAAAAGAGCACAGGAGCAGAGAACACCAAGTTCGCTCTGCTGTTTGAGTTCGACGGGGACGAGAAAGCGATCAGACACGTCATGTACAAGTGCACGGCATCCCGTCCGTCCCTGGAGTCCGAAACCAAGGAAGACACCATCGAGCCGGGTACTGAGAAACTGACTATCACAGCAGACCCGAGATCAGACGGCCTTGTCAAGGCAAGGACCGGAGATACCACTGATGCAGAAACCTATGCGAACTGGTATAGTGCCGTGTATGTATCTGAAGCTGCGGCAGCACAGAATGAAGAACCGGAGGACTAAGCGATGATAGAGAAAAATATCGATATCAGCGGTCAGCAGGTGAAGTTCCGTTCGTCTGCCACCATTCCCCGTCTGTACCGCATCAAGTTCAAAAGGGATATCTTCAAGGATCTGACGAAACTGGAGAAGGCATACAGCAAAAAGGAGAAGGAAGGCGATGAGGATCTCGAAATCGATGACCTTGAGATCTTCGAGAACGTGGCCTACATCATGGCCTACCATGCAGACCCGACCATTCCGAAGACCATCGATGAATGGCTCGACCAGTTCGAGATGTTCTCCATCTACCAGGTGCTCCCGGAGATCCTTGAACTGTGGGGAAGCAACATGATGACGGACATCGAAGCAAAAAAAGGGTTAGCAGAAGTGAGCGGGAAATGACCACGCCACTGTTCCTTCTGCGCTGCATAGAGATAGGGATATCCGTATCAGACCTCGATCTTCTGACCGTGGGTCTGGTACTGGATATCTGGACAGAGAGAACGAATGACGGCGTGAAGTATGCCCGAATAGCCGGGCAGGATGATTTTGATAAGTTCTGATTGAAATGGGGCAGATATTATGTAAATATGGATATAGATAAACTGGGATTTGACGAGGTAAAGATGGTAATTAGATGGTTGCCAATCTAATGGGGAACAGATTAATCTGATCACAGATATCTTTGATGATTCGATAAGAGGAGTTTCGGATTAATAAATTCCCTTATGTCGGTATATTTGTAAATCGCGATATAAAATTCTGGGAGATGCTTGACTATGATGGGGTTATCGATAAAAAGACTGGATAGATATGAATTAAAAAGCGCATTAAAACTTGTCTGGGAAGTGTTTCTGGAATATGAAGCTCCGGATTATACGCAAGAAGGCATTGATGAATTCTTTAAAAGTATTCACGATGAGAACTATCTTACTACATTAACTGCATATGGAGCGTTTTTGGATGAATGTTTAATTGGCGTTATCGCAACAAGAAACAGCGGAAAACATATCGCTTTGTTTTTTGTAGAGGGGAAATACCATCATCAAGGCGTCGGAAAGCAATTATTTGAGACGGTACGCACAAATAAAATGACGGTTAATTCATCTCCATATGCTGTTCCTATATATAAGAGACTCGGATTCTTTCCAGTAAACTCGGAGCAGGTTGTAAATGGGCTGCGATTTACACCAATGGAACTTCAATAATGCTATAAATTCCAGTTTGAATAACTAAATAAGAAGTTGAGCATCTCTTCGGAGGTGCTTTTTTCATGCCGTAAAAGAGGAGGTGAAGGCCTGTGGCAAACAGAATAAAGGGAATTACTGTCGAGATCGGTGGTGATACCACAGGTCTGGATAAAGCCTTAAAAGGCGTCAACAATACAATACGTTCAACACAGAGCTCGCTTCGTGATGTAAACCGTCTGCTGAAACTGGACCCGAAGAACACAACACTGCTTTCCCAGAAGCAGAAACTGCTGAAGGATTCCATCAATGCGACCAAGGAGAAGCTGGACGGTCTGAAGGAAGCACAGAAGCAGGCCAAGGAGCAGCTTGAGAGAGGTGAACTCGGGCAGGACAAGTATGATGCCCTGCAGCGTGAAATCGTGGAAACCGAGCAGGAACTGAAACGGCTCGAAGCTGAAGCCAAAAACTGCGAGAGCAAAATGGCGAAGCTTGCGGATGTCGGCTCAAAGATGGAAAAGATCGGTGACGGCATGACCGCCGCAGGAAAGAAGATCCTTCCTGTATCCGGAGCAGTTGCCGGACTCGGAGCAGTCTCTGTAAAGACCGCCGCTGATTTTGATACCGCCATGAGCAAGGTCGCAGCTGTATCCGGTGCGACAGGAGAGGACTTCGACAAACTCCGTGCGAAGGCAAGGGAGATGGGTGCGAAGACAAAGTTCTCTGCTTCGGAAGCTGCAGAAGCCATGAACTACATGGCGATGGCCGGATGGAAAACAGAAGACATGCTGTCCGGTGTCGAGGGAATCATGAACCTTGCTGCGGCATCCGGTGAGGATCTGGCTACGACCTCGGATATCGTAACGGACGCACTCACAGCGTTCGGACTGTCCGCAGAGGATTCAGGGCATTTTGCCGATGTCCTTGCGGCTGCATCCAGCAATGCGAATACGAACGTATCCATGCTTGGCGAGTCGTTCAAGTATGCAGCTCCTGTAGCGGGATCCCTGGGCATCTCGGCTGAAGACACATCGGTCGCACTGGGTCTGATGGCAAATGCCGGGATCAAGGCGTCCCAGTCCGGTACTGCATTAAGAACAGGTCTTACCAACCTAGCAAAACCGACCAAGCAGATGCAGTCCTTCATGGACAAGTACAACATCTCGCTTGTGGAGAACGAGGACGGTTCCATCAATCTCCGGGAGACGATGGTATCTCTGCGTGACAAGATGGGCGGCCTTTCGGAATCCGAGCAGGCGGCCGCGGCATCTGCGATCTTCGGAAAGAACTCAATGGCAGGATGGCTTGCCATCATCAATGCCTCGGACAAGGACTTCGACAAGCTCACAGGAGCTATCGACAACTGTGACGGAACAGCACTGGATATGGCTGAAACCATGCAGGATAACCTCATGGGTCAGATCACCATCCTGAAATCACAACTGCAGGAACTCGCCATTTCTTTCGGTGATGCACTGATGCCGATGATCCGTAAAGTGGTATCGGCTATCCAGGGATTTGTCGACAGACTGAACAATATGAGTGAAGGACAGAGAAGAGCCATCATCCTGATCGGCACGTTCGTGGCTGCACTCGGGCCTCTTCTTGTGATACTCGGGACGGTCATATCTAAGGTCGGCATAGCAATACAGGCATATGCAAAACTCGGCCCGGTCTTTGCGAAGGTGTCCGGGGCGGTCAGTAAAGCCGGAGGCATGACCGGAGTTCTCGGTAAAGCACTGAGTTTCCTGATCTCTCCGATAGGACTGGTGATCGCGGCAGTGGCAGTCCTTGTGGCTGCCTTTATCCATCTGTGGAAGACGAATGAGAAGTTCCGTAATTCCATGATAAAGATCTGGAACGGGATAAAGAACACCATCAGTAAGTTTGTGACGGAGGTGAAGTCGAGATTCGAGGGTCTCGGCATCGATTTCTCGAAGGTCGCAGCCACGATGAAGAAGATCTGGGAAGGATTCTGCAATATCCTCGCACCGATATTCGAGGGGGCATTCAAGACCATCTCGGTGGTGCTTAAGGCTGTACTTGATGTAATCATCGGTGTCCTGGATATCTTTATCGGGATATTCACCGGAGACTGGAAAAGAGTATGGCAGGGCGTAAAGGAAGTGTTCTCGGGTGTCTGGAATGGCATCAAAGGGATCATTACGACCGCCCTTAACACTATAAAGAAAGTAACGAATGTCGTTCTCGGGTGGTTCGGTACGAGCTGGAAGAAGATCTGGACAGGGATCAAAAACACCACGTCCTCTATCTGGAATGGCATGAAGAATACAGCAAAGTCGGTGTTCAACGGTATCAAGACAGTCATCGTTACACCGATAAAGGGAGCGAAGGCTCTGCTGACAACGATATGGAACGGAATAAAGACAGCCACATCCGCAGTCTGGAGAGGGCTGAAGAGCACAGCGTCATCCGTATGGAACAGCATAAAGACCGCGGTGACCAATCCTATCAGATCTGCCAAGTCGACTCTTTCGTCACTGTGGAGCGGCATAAAGAGCACCGCATCATCGGTGTGGAACGGCATCAAGAATGCGATGATCTCACCGATAGAGTCAGCAAAAGGCAAACTCAGCGGTATCGTCAGCAAGATCAAAGGTTTTTTCCCGTTATCGATAGGAAAGATCTTTACCGGCCTGAAGCTGCCGCATATAAGCGTGAGCGGAGGCAAGGCCCCGTTCGGTATTGGAGGAAAGGGATCTCTTCCTCACTTCAGCGTCTCCTGGTATGCGAAGGCGATGGAAAAGGGCATGATCCTCGACAGGCCTACCATATTCGGAGCGATGAACGGACAGCTGCTTGGTGCCGGAGAGGCGGGATCTGAAACCGTAGTCGGTACGGATTCACTGATGAACATGATCACATCTGCAGTATCGAATATCGGCGATGAGATAGTCGATGCATTCCTTGCTGCCGGAAAGATGCAGACAAGAGGTGATGTCAACATCCATGTTGAGGTCAACGGAGCGGAGAATCCGGAGGAATGGGGAAAGAGACTGGTACGGCAGATGAAGCTTGAGATGAGGACGGTGTAGCTTATGGCAAAGAAAGCAAGTAAGAAGCCAAAAGGACTGGCGATAGCTCGGAATGCGATGAAGTTCGCCTGCTCCTGGAAGAAAGGTGAATCATACAGCAACAAGCAGCAGTTCTCATATGTTGTGGACCGGGTGGGGAAATCAGACAAATGGTCATCAGCTGTCGATATCGGAAAAGCGGTGACGAGCAGGACTGTTTCTCTATCGCTGTCGAATTATTATCCGTACTCTGGGAAGCCGAAAATCTCG